ATACGCGGTGGTGTGGCGACCGCCGGACAGGCGGCGTCTTTTGCCGACACCCTGCGCGATACCCGCATCAAGGGGCATTTGTCCGCCGAGCAGGAACAGACCTTGGGCGCGTCTGTGCGCGCCAACGTCTCCACGACCAATCAAAGCCGCGACGATTTGATGGCGGGCGCACACCGGCTGCTGACGGGCGGGGCAAGTTTTGAGCAGACCGAATCGCAGCTCGGTCTGATGGGCGACACCATGACGGCGCTGCGCACGTCCTCTGAAGAAACGACCGGCGCGATGCTGGCCTTGCGCGACATGGGCGCGCTGGATCGCGACAGCATGCAGGGCGGCATCGAGCGCTTAATTGCCATCGGCCAGCGGGGCCAATTTACGCCGGACATGATGATTCGCGCCTTTGCGCAGTTGGGCGACACGATTAAACACAGCGGCATCAAAGGGGAAAACGCCATCGCGGAACTGGCCGCAGGGTTGCAGGTATCGGAAGCCAGCATGGGCGCGGCCAATGCCCAGGCCGGGTTGCAAAGCTGGCTGTCTGGTTTGAACGACCCCAAAGTGGCGGCTGCGTATGAGCGTGCGGGGGTGGATTACAAAACCTCGATGGCAGATTTGCAGAAATCCGGCATGAGCCAGTATCAGGCGAGCCTGGAACTGGCGGGTGCGTTCATGCGCGATAACCTTGCCGCCGCTGACCAACAGGCATTGTTAAAGGGTGATGACGACGGGCGCATCGCCAGCATGCTGGCCGAGATGGGGTTGACCGACGTTTTTAAAGACGCCAACGCCGCACGCTTTGCGCTGACGGTTGCCAGCAACCCGTCGGCGGTCAAAGGGATGACCACGGCATCCGGAGACGGCAGTCTTGCGGCATTGAAAACACTGCGCGAAGAGTCCCCCATCGAGCAGATGAAGGCGCTTAAAAACGGCGTGAGTGAACTGGCAGTCAGTATCGGTCAGGCGCTGTTACCTGCATTATTGGGTACGGTCAATATGCTCACCCCCATCGTGGCGGGCATCCGGGATTTTGTGCAGACACACCCAAACGTGGTGGCCGCCATTGGCGGTATCGTCGTGGGTTTTGTCGCCTTCAGGGTCGCGAGCGTGGCCGGGGTATTCATCTTCCGGCAAATGGTGATCGGGGCGACGCAGGTTGCAAAAGTGTTTCAGACGCTGCGCGCGGGGCTGGCTTTGGCACAAGCACGAATGGCGCTGTTTCGTTCCGGTACGCTGCTTGCGCGTGGCGGTTTGTTGACCAAGCTGGGGGCTGTGCGTGTATTGGCCGCTGACCTCAGGGGCAGATTGCCGACAGGTTTACGCGCTGCCAGCGCGGCCGTGCTGAATTTCAGCCGTGTGCGGCTGGCAGGTGCGCGCGCGGCGCTGGCCTTAACGACAAGCAGGGCAGTCGCGTTCTCGCGCGTCTTGGTAGGTCGCTTGGCTGTAGGGCTGCGCACGGCCTCTGCCGCCGCACTTGGATTTGGTCGATCATTGTTGGCGAGCACACGCGGTGCCATGACGACCACGGCAAGCGCGGCTGGCAGCTTATCTAGCGCCCTGGGCGGCGCGTTGACGACGGGCTTGCGCGTCGCGGGCCGCGCCGTACTGTGGTTAGGAAGGGCCTTGGCTCTGAACCCCATCGGCATTGCCGTGACCGCCATCGCGGGCGCGGCGTATCTGCTGATCAAATATTGGCAGCCGGTCAGTGGGTTTTTCAAACGTGTAGGCGGCGCGGTTGCCGGTGTATTTACCGGGATGTGGACGCGCATCAAGGGTGCCTTCGATGGCGGCATTGTTGGCGTTTCTAAACTGATTCTCGACTGGTCGCCGCTGGGGCTGTTTTATAAAGCGTTTGCGGGCGTCGCGGGCTGGTTCGGGGTGGAGTTGCCGGACAATTTCAGCGAATTTGGCGGCAAGATCATTGGTGCGTTTACCTCTGGCATCGCGGGCGTGTTTGGCGGCGCGTGGCAAGGCGTAACGGATTTGTTCGATACCGCCTGGCAGGGGCTGACCAATACAGCCAGCGGCGCGCTCGATGGCATCAAACGCGTGACCGGCAGCGTCTGGCAGGACGTGACGAGCGTCACCACGAGCGCGGGCAACGGCATCACCAGCACAGCCGAATCGGTCTGGGGCGGGTTGACGGGATTCTTTGGCGGCGTGTGGGACGGTGTGTCCAGCATTACAAGCCGCGCCTGGAATGGTATTGGTGCTGAACTGCCGTCAGATTGGACGAGTCTGCGCGGTGTTGCAGAATCGACGTGGACAGGTATTGGCAGCTTTTTCGGCGGTGTGTGGGACGGTGCCAAAACCGCGTTTGACGGCGGCATCGCGGGCATCTCCAAACAGATTGCGGATTTCTCGCCGCTGGCGCTCATGCGTCGCGCCTTCACCGGCACCATGGACTGGTTCGAGTCCGAGTTGCCCGAAGACTTCAAAGCTGCTGGTCGCGCCATGATGGACGGCCTTGTGGGCGGCATTACCAACATGGTCGGCAGCGTGCGCGAGAGCATCATCGGCATTGGCGAAAGTGTTACGGGCTGGTTTCGTGACAAGCTCGGTATCAACAGTCCCAGCCGCGTCTTCATGTCGCTGGGCGCGAATATTTCAGAAGGTGCTGCACTTGGGATTACCGGATCGACAGCGCTGGTCAAACAGGCCGCGCTGGGCATGGCGGCCGCGACCGCCGTGACGCTGGCAGCACCCGTGTTGGCAGCCCCTGTTTTCCCCGATCCTGTTGCATCTGCGCCCAATCTTGCACCCGCAGCTGCGGTTTCGACCCTTGCCGATATCCCGCCTGTGCCGGTATCAGAACCGCGTCGCGCGTCTGGGCCAGAGAGCGATGCGGGCATCGTCATCCACTTTTCGCCGACCATCAACGTACAGGGGGGAGATGGCGAGAATATCGAAGCGCTGCTGCAAAAAGTCTTTCACAAAGCGTCTGCCGACTTGACGCAGCAGTTTGAACGGCTCATGCGCGAACATAAAATCCGCGAGCGTCGCCGTTCGTTCGATCCCATCGGAATCGCGTAATGTGGGCGATTCTGGGCGAGATCGAATTTGAAGTCATCGGCAGTCCCAGCGGGGCCGAGCAGCGCTTTAGTGCGACTTTCGTCGAGCACGAGCGGATCTCTGGCAAACCGCTGGTGGAGGCCGTCGGCGGCGAGTTGGAAGAAATCAACTGGACCATCTTGCTGCACGAGAGGGTACATGATGTAGATGCCCGCTTGCGTGCCATCCGCATGGCTACAGCCAAACAGGAACCCTTGGCGCTGGTTATGGGAGATGGGTCGTATCTGGGGCCGTGGCTGATTGTCGAGGGGGTGTTGACGACCAAGAAAACCACCGCCAGCGGGCGCATCATCAGTGCTGAATTGCAGATTACGCTACGCGAATATACGGGGGAATTTACGCAGCCCGCGCCCGGGTTGTCGTCGCATCCGGCTGGTCTAGCCGACGTCGCCGCAAACGCATCGCCAACCACGCCCGTGCAGCCGGGGTTGATGACGCGTACCGAACAGACATTGACCGATGCGCAAACGCTGGCCAGTGCGGCCAGGCAAGCCGAGAACGTCATCCGCAATGCCAGTCAAACACTGGGGCGTGCACGAGAAATGTCGCCTGCGGCCGCCATTGCCCAAGTGCCCGGAATTTTGGGATCGCTGGGCCAGGCCGCTCGGTCTGTGTCCACGCTGCGGGAACTTGGGGGCCGTGTTTCCGAGGCCGCCAGTATCACGCAACTGGGCGCGAACCTCGCATTCCAGTTGCAGACCATGCAAACGCGCCTGACCAACCCGCAGCCTTCCACCATCATCGGGCAGATGGCCGATGCCAGTCAGGCGGCTGTCGGCGCGCTGCAACAATTTGATCAGGCGCGCGGCGCGTTGCTGTCGCTGACTGCTGACGTGGCGATGCGCAGACGTTGACATAAAGGAATTGCGTATGTCTTACCTCACTCACCTGACCGTCGAGGGCGATACCTGGGACGCCATTGCGTACCGCTACTACGGCAACGCCTGGCGCTATCCGCCCATCATCGCAGCGAACCCGCACGTGCCGATTACGCCGGTGCTGCCTGCGGGGATCACGCTCACCATTCCTGTGCTGTCGCGCCGCGCTGACACGACCGACACGCAGACGCTACCGCCGTGGATGCGCTGATGGATGCGTTAACTCTTCCCGCCAATATGCCGCGCAGCCAGTTTACGGTGCGCTACGCGCAAAAGGACGTCACCAGCGACTTATCGCCCTATCTGCTATCGCTGACCTATACCGATTACCTGACCGACCAATCCGACGAGCTGGAACTTGAACTCGAAGACGTAGACGGGCGCTGGAAAAACGCCTGGTATCCGGGCAAGGGCGACACGCTGACGGTTGCTATCGGCTGGCAGGGGCAAGACCTGGTGCAGGTTGGCACATTCCAGATTGACGAAATCGAGTTTGAAGGCGGCCCAAGTACGGTACGCATCCGCGCGCTGGCGGCCAGCATCGGGCAGAGCTTGCGCACCATTGAGCATGCGGCGTTCGAGAACACCACGCTTGATGCGGTGGCCAAGAGAATTGCCGCGCGTCACGGGCTGGAACTGACCGGCAAGATCGAACCCATCGCTCTGGATCGTTTGACGCAAAGCGAATCGGACGGCGTGTTTTTAACGAAGCTGGCGGGCGAGTATGACTACGCATTCAAGGTCGTAGGCAACCGTCTGGTGTTTCACGCCATTGCCGATTTGATGGCAAGCGATCCCATTGCCAGCATTGCCGTGTCGGACTTTGCGCCGGGCTGGCGCATTCGCGACCAGATCAAGGAAGTGCCGAAGTCCGCCACGGTCAAGAGCCACAACCCAAAGACGAACAAGCTGGTCAGTTACTCGGTGAACAATGACGGCACCATCTCGGCATCTCCCGCCAGCGTCTCGAAGGCCACGACGAGTGCCGACACGGCCAAGCGTACAACCAGAACCAGCAACGCCGCCCAGGCCGATGCCAAAGCGCGCTGTGAACTGGCGCGCGCGAACCGCGAGCAGACGCAAGGTAGCGCCAGTCTGCAAGGCCGTCCGCGATTGGTTGCGGGTAGCGTGTTGACCTTGACCGGCGCGGGAAGATTGGACGGCAACTACCTGATTCAAACCAGCCGCCACACGCTAACCCGCAGCGGCGGCTACGTCACCGATGTGGAGTTTTGCCGCGTGCGACCAGCAGACGAAAATACGCCCACTACCGCGCCTGCTGCCACGCCCAAAAAACCGCTTGCGGTCTATGGCATCAAAGATGGCCAGACCGTCAGGACACGATAGGGAACCACGATGCTGCACGATGAGAACAGCGCCGCGAGCTTGCACTACGGCATTGTCACCGCCGTGGACGCGAAGACTTGCAGCATTCGCGTCACGCTGCCTGAGCGCGATAATCTGGTGACGTACTGGATCCCTGTATTACAGCGCAACACGCACAACAACAAGCACCGCAGTCTGCCAGATCTGGGCGCACACGTACAAATTTTGCTGGCCGCAAATGGCGTCGATGGATCGTACTTGGGGTCGATATATTCTGGCCCCGAGCCGCCGCCCGTGGTCGATGATGATCAGGAATATGTAAGGTTCAAAGACGGCACCGAGGTACTCTACGATCCGGCCAGCCATACCCATCGTATCAACTGTGTTGGCAAAATCGAAGTCATTGCCGCGACTACTGTGTTGGTGCAGGCGGGCATGAGCGTGACCCTGGATACGCCGCAAGTCACGATAACCAGCAACGCTACGGTGCAGGGCAAGCTTATCGTGCAAGGCGGCATGGCGATTTCTGGCGGCGCGGGCGGTGGGGCTACGGCCAGCATCCAGGGCGACGTGTCGGTACAGGGCAGCATTGATGCCACCGGCTCTGTCATGGATGGCGGCGGCAATAGCAATCACCACTCGCACTGATGATCCGCAATCTTTAAACCAGATTAAAAGTTTTACGCAGGGCAGCGCTCTATCCTGCTCTGCATGAACGTACCGGCCACTCTTGCATCCATTCGCAGCGCCCACTGGCAACCGCGCCTCGGTTGGGGAAACCCGGCTACAGGTGAAGTCGTCGAGGGCTGGATGGACATCGACCAGGCTATCCGCATCATCCTCTCTACGCCCAAAGGCACAGACCGTCACCGCCCAGACTTCGGGTTTGGTGGCTACCGCTATTTGGATTGGCCGGTTGACCGAGCAATCCCTCACCTTGTACGCGAAGCCATCATGGCGATTCGTACATGGGAAAAGCGCGCCGACGTCGTCAAGATCGACGTGCGGGTAGACGGCCACCACATTCGCTTGCGCGTGGTCTGGCAAGCCGCAGACGGCGTACTGCGCGACAGCGAAGTGACATATGAAGGGCGACCATGAATAGTCTGCCCGCGCCTGAATTCGTCAAGAACGACCCGCAAGCGATTGAGGCTGACCTCATTCGCCGCTTTGAAATCACCAGTAAAAAGACACTGCACCCGGGGCAAATCGAGCAGCTCTACATCAACGTGCTGGCGTATGCGTACAGTCTGAATCTGTCTGCCATTCAGGCTGCGGGCGAAAAAATGTTAGTTCGCACGTCCAGCGGCGTATTCCTGGACTACCTGGGCGATTTGGTGGGTACGCAGAGATTGGTCGCGGCAGCGGCGCAAACCCGCATTGCGTTGACACGCAATCCGCCCGATCCATCCAGTGCGCCCAATCCCGCACCAGTCACTGTTCCCGCTGGCACGCTGGTGACAAGTGCCGACGGTCGGGTGAGTTTTGCAATCGATGAAGCGATAGACGTAGGTGCAAATCCGGTCATCGTCACTGCCACTTGCACAGAGCCTGGTGAAACGGGCAATGGCTGGCTGCCCGATCAGATCAACGCGCAGCAATCTGGTCTGCCGGTCACAGCCCGTAACGTCACGATCAGTGCAGGCGGCGCGGACGTGGAAACCGATGATCACTACCGCGAGCGCATCATGTCCGCGCCCGAGGCGTACACGAATGCGGGCAGCTACGGGTTTCTCG